GTAAACTATACAGAAGAACAAGTCGAGTATATGAAAGAACTCTATAGTGCAAATCCTAGTAGAGAAACAGTTGAAATTCTAAGTAAAGAATTAAACAAGAGTGCAAAGTCTATCATTGGAAAATTAAGTAGAGAAGGTGTCTATCAGAAAACAGTTTATAAAACAAAGACTGGCGAAGACCCCATTACTAAAAAAGAATTAGTAGAAAATCTAGCAGATTATTTGGACTTAAACCCTGATTGGATAGCTGGCTTAGAGAAATCTCCAAAGGCAGATCTAAAAAGAGTTTGTGAAAGAGTTGAAGAGTTTGCTGCGAATGCAGAGAATAATGAAACAGAATGTTATCATCTAGTTTGGAGAGGCGAATGAGAGATAAAAGATACGCTAAAGTGTTTCCGAACAATGAAAAACTTCGAAACATTATAAACAAATATGGTCAATACTTTGAAGTAGTAGGAAGTCCAGAATTGATACCTCAGTTAAATAATCAACTAGGTGTCACTTTGAAAGATGATGATATAACTTTTACTACTGAAGTAAGAAACATAAGAATAGTGCAACCGTGAAGTATCCTTTTGAAAATGTAATATTTCTAATAGGTGCTTTATTTATAATCGTCTGGGCTTTGTACAATGGTGTATATAAGCCACAGGTCGATAGTATGTATATGGACTCAGTTCCAAATACAGTAGAAAATCTAGGTTAGGGGATGTAGCTCAGCAGGGAGAGCATCGCATTTGCACTGCGAAGGTCGCTGGTTCGATTCCAGTCATCTCCACCATCCTTTCGGTCTATTAGTGAAGTGGTTATCACGCTAGCTTGTCACGCTGGAATCAGGAGTTCAATTCTCCTATAGACCGCCATTAATGCGGGATTAGTATAATGGCTTATTATGAGTGGCTTCCAACCACTAGATATCAGTTCGATTCTGATATCCCGCTCCATTTTGCCACCTTAGCTCAGTTGGCTAGAGCAGTTGATTTGTAATCATCAGGTCGTCAGTTCGAATCTGACAGGTGGCTCCACTCTTTAAAACCGTAGCGGGTGCATAGCAGACCCTTGCAAGCCTGCGGCGGGTGCATAACAGACTAGGAATAATTTGTTCAAAGTTATTTCTTTACCCACAAAAATTACCCATATACCAACTTAATCTTTTCAGTCATAAATCGACTTAAAATGCTTAATGGTCGGTAAAAATTATCGGCGAATTGGGCGAAATTGTAGTTAATCGGTGAGAATGTGTTGATTGGAAGAAAGTCGAAGAATAGATAGTTGACTTTCTTTGGGTGTGATGTGATTGACATAGAATATCATAAGCAATCGCATAAATCGTCTAAATAACAAGGTGTGCTCTTACGCTTACGCGACGAGCACTGCTTAATGTCATTCATTCGATAATGCTCTCTTTGCGAGAGACGATAAACTAATGATTGTCGTAGTAACTATCTAAATTAATTATAAATATTATACCATGACTTTATCAAAAATACAAGAAATTTTTTTCGTAGGTGGGATGATAAACGGATTTTTGTAAGTCTTTTTGTGAAGTAAAAATTTTATTTTTCTTTTGCTGAGTTGTTTTTAAACGGATTTCTGAGGGGATTTTGACTTTGCCATTTTGAAAGCCATTCAAGATCAGGTTGTCTCAAAAATTCAATCAATGAAACAAATACTATAGCGAGTGCTATACAGAGTATAAGTAAAATTTCAAGTGTCTTATCGTAAAACGATAGTGCTTTGCCTTTAACATCAATCGATTCTAACCAATTGCGGATGTTTTCCATGTTCCTATTCCTATCATAATTATCACTACTATTGTCCGTAGTGTGTTATTGTTAATTTTAGTTGTTAAATAAAAAAGACTCACTAGAAGGAGTCCTTGAAGATATGTCATCTTCTTCTTTTTCTTACGAGAAACTTCGTATGTTCTCGATGCAGTTTCTCTTGTCTTTTGACTGCAGCAGCTTTCTTTCTTTTTCTTTTTGCTGTAGGTTTTTCGTAGTACTGTAGTTCTTGTAGTCTTGCTTTACGATTATCGTTGTCAAGTCGTCTACGAAGTATACGAACTGCCTTGTCTACTGATATTCCTCTTATTTCAATTCTCATTTAATCCTTGTGCTCGTGTGAGGCGACACAGGTCATTTGCTATATTGTATTGTTTATCCACCATTGCTCTTATAAATTTATGCACCCACGCACAGTCATAAACAAAGTCCTGATTCATAGTATCAAGTCCAAGTTTCTGTGCTTCAACAATAAGTGCAGTAGTAAGCTTATGAGATATATCATCAGCTTTTTTCATTCGTGGAAATTCTATTACTTTCATCTGTTCTCCTGTGAAACGCCCATCCTCTTTTGCGAAGATAGTTAACTTGTGAAGTTATTTGCGAGTAGCTTCTCATAAGTTTGCTCGCTAACTCCTCCATTGGTAAAACATTGTAGTGGTCTTTAAGTATTTGCCTCTCTTTGTGCGACCATGTACCTCGTCTCTGTAATTTCATATTAATATTATAACAAATCAAAAACCATGTGTCAAGAATTATTTTTAGTTATCTGTAATTTAGTTCTTGACACCACCTGAGAAAAATAGTATAATATCTATAATTGGAGAAAAACATGAACATAGATATAGCATATTTAATGATATTAATCGCTAGCGTTGCTGGTGCATATTATGTGGGTAGACGAGTTGGAATTGGAGACACGCTAGACTACATGAAGGCACAGGGTCACATTGATTTTGATGACTAATCAAAAAATTTATCTTGACTTCAAGGTTAATTTATAGTATAATTATATAGAAGTGTAGGAATGGTTCTTACACATTGGCGTCAATACCGAAAGGGTTGGCATAGTTTTACTGAAAAAGGAAATTAGGAGAAAATCATGACGATTGATATTAGTAAATTTTGGCTTGGAATGAACAATGATTGGCTGTTGCATAACACCGATACATCATACCCAAGATATAACATAGTTGAAAACACAAGCACAGGCAATTATCGCATAGAAGTTGCAGTGCCAGGCTGGTCTAAGAAAGAACTTGAGTTAGTTCATGAAGATAATGAACTGCTCATCAAGGGGAAAAAAGAACGCAAACTTGGTGAGAGTGAAAGATTCGCTCATCAGGGACTAAGTCTTAAATCTTTTGAGAGAAAGTTTATATTAAACGCGGACTTAAAAGTAGACTCTGTCGAATTAACAGATGGACTATTGACTATCGCACTGTCTAAAACTCCGAACTCCAATCGTAAAGTATTGGATATTAAATGAAATCAATTATAGATAGTTTTAGACAAATAGATAAGTATGACGACATAAGAGATATATTAGAACAAGCTACATTAGTGTGCTTCTTCGGCGTAGCCGTAGTAGCCAGTGTAGGATATGTCGTTTGATTGTCTATTGTCAAAGACCTAAATCGAGGCGTACTCGCAAGAGTACGCTTCGTCTTAAGGCAAAGCGTCAAAGTCAAGACAGAGGACTACTAGACTATGCAAATACATTGCAAAAGGAACTAGAAGAATCAATACGGAGGCTAACACCGCATGATAACAGTAAGCGATACAGCACTAGAAAAGCTCAAACAAAGAGTAGAAAATAAACAAGTATGGGGAGTTAGACTCGCCTTACTACCAAATGGCTGCAATGGGTGGTCGTATGACTTGAAGTATCTTGATGAACCAAGCATTTCAAGTGATGCAACATTTTACAATATAATTGCAGTTGATCCTATGACATGGGGATATGTAAAAGAGATTTTCATAGATTGGGAAGAAGATGGACTAAATGAAAGATTTGTAATACAAAGTCCACAAGAAACAGCACAGTGTGGCTGTGGAGAGAGTTTTAGCATATGAAAATATCAAATGAAGGATTAGCACTCATTAAAAAATTTGAAGGGTGTGAACTTGAAGCATACCAAGACGCAGTAGGCGTATGGACTATTGGATACGGACACATTAAAGGTGTTCATGAAGGCATGACAATAACAAAAGATCAAGCCGAAGAAATGCTACTCGAAGAACTAGTAGAGTACGAAACTCATGTATTAAATGCAGTAGAGAATCAATTAGATCAGTGCATGTTTGATGCATTGGTATCATGGACATACAATCTCGGTCCAACTAATCTAAACTCCAGCACAATGTTGAAAGTTCTAAATGCAGGAAACTATGAAGAAGTTCCAGCACAAATTAAAAGATGGAACAAAGCAGGTGGAAAAGTATTAGAAGGATTAGTAAGAAGAAGAGAAGCAGAAGCATTATTATTTGAAGGAAAAGATTGGTCTCATGTCTGAGATGAAAATTAAAATAGACTCTGATCTATTATTAAAAGCCGCGGCACACGCGGAAAGTAGAGGCATGACACTAGAAGAATATATTCAAGAGTTTGTTACAATGCTTAAAGAAGAAAAGTGGAAAGATGAACAAAATTAAAGCACTTTGGTCAAAAATTAAAAGTAGATTTGTTAGTCTACAAAAACTTACAGTAAGTTATAATTATACTTGGGGAGACGGAGACGACCAAGTATTTATAGTTAAAAAGTTCTTTATTACAAAAGATAACTATATTAAGTTTAGAACAGAAGATAATAAAATAGTTGAACTTCGAGGCTCAACAGGATTAAATTATAGAATAGAGGACGTATAATGCAACAGTTTTTTATAGGAATAATAGTAGTACTTGGAGGCGCTTGTTGGTGGTTATGGACAGAAAATGGAATTCTTAAAGAAAATAACATTCAACTAGAAAGTGCAGTAGCTACTCAAGAAGAAACAATCTCTACTTTACAGAATGATTTTGCACTTCAAACCTCACAATTAAATGAATTACAAGTAAAAGGTCAAGAAATTCAAAAAGAAATGAATAGATATCTTGACATTTTTAAAAGACATAATTTAACAAAATTGGCAGCAGCCAAGCCTGGTTTAATAGAACCAAAGGTTAACAAAGCAACAAAGGAAGTGTTTGATGGAATTGAAGCAGATAGTAGGGACATTGACAGTGCTGATGATGGTATCACAGTGCAGTCTCTTGCAACCAAAGAAAATAGAGGTTAGTGCAAAACCAATAGAAAGGCAAATTGCTCAGCCTGTATTGCCTAGAGAAATAGATTTAAAAGAGCCTTATTGGTATGTAGTAAGTGCTGAAAACTTAGATGAATTTCTAGCAAGAGTTGAAAAAGAGTCAGGACAAGTAGTATTTTTTGCTATGTCAGTACCTGATTATGAGTTAATGGCATACAATATGCAAGAACTAAAAAGATATATTAAAGAATTAAAACAAGTAGTAATATACTACAGAACAGTAACTACAGAAGATGTTTCAACAAATTAAAGATTATTTATCAAACTTATATCATTATAGAATTATGTCCAAAGGTGCAAAATTCTTTGATAGAAATCCCATAGTTCAAAGTCGATTTGAGGAAAACGAAGAGTGGCTTGAACATATAGAAGATAGAGTGGCTATCTTGGAGGAACATTCGCACCCTCCTAAAGACTTGTGCGAGTTCGATAGTTGGGATGCTATCGATAATAGATTTAGAAAAATCGAGGAGAAATTAGGTATTGAATACCAGCATACGGACTCTTGAGTCCCCTGTCGATAAAGTATCGGCATTTTTATTTAAGAACAACATATTACAAGAATCAGAATACGCACCTACAATGGTGCACATTGACACAATATTTATGCCTGTAAAGGATAAAGAAAATGTGCCTTTGTTAGACAGCATTATGACAGCAGGTCTACAAACACCCCTCATTCTGATTAACAATACACAAGAGAATTATGATTTGGCAATAAGAGGAATAAGACCAGATTTAATTCAACCACGAGACG